GGGTGGGGTGTTGGCTGGGGCTGCGGTGTGTCTCGTGTGTGTGATGTCGGCGAGATATTTGCGGTATGTGAGTGGGCTGGAGGTGAGGCCGTGGATGTGCGGGAACGAGTTTACGGCGTGGCGGATTGGTCGGGTGAGGATGGACGTGGGCGATGAGTGAGGGCGCGTGGGCGCTGGGAGCGTAGCGGCGTGGTCCGCGGGAAAGGGGTATGTGTCATGTTCAGGGGGTTGGCTGGGTTGGCGTTGGTTGTGGCTTTGAGTGGGTGTTCTGGGCTGGGGTCAAGGTGGGCGCGGACGTGTCAGAGTTGGGGTTTGGAGTATGGCACGGCGGACTATGCGAACTGCATGGCGTCGCAGCAGGCGCGGTTTGACCGGAACATGCAGGATAGTTTGCACAATCTCGGGACGGCGGGGATGATGATGTCGCAGCCGTCTTTGGTTCCTGGTGGGCCGATGGTTCCTGGGGCTGGGTGGTGACGTTGCGCGATGGTGCGCGGTTTAAGGAAGGAGGGTGGCATGTATTTGATTCGGGTCAAGTTCAAGGGCGAGTCGTGGGCGGATGGCCTCGTCCTGGTGTATGATGATCGGAAGGAGTGGGAGAAGTCGGTCCGGTCGGTGACGAAAGGGGTGCTGGACGGGGCGCCGACGCTGGACTTGAAGGATACGCAGGGGCACATGGCTTTGATCGACAGGGATGGGGTTCAGAGTGTGGTGTTCGTGGACTTCGAGGAGGAGATTGGGGGAGCGGAGCGGACGGCGCGGTTCAAGGCTGGGAGGGATGCACGTGGGTTGGTTGCTGAGGCGGTGAGGCCGGAGGCGCCGGTGTCGCAGCGGAGGAATTGATTGGCGCGAGACTTTGAGGATGCGGCGGTTTACATAGCCGGGATGTCGCCGGAGGCGTTGGTTCGTGTAGCGGTTCGCGAGAAGTGTGCGCGGAGTTTGCATTACTTTGTCAAGGAGTTCTGGCACACGGTTGAGCCGACGGCGAAGTTCGTTGACGGCTGGTGGTTGCATGCGTTGTGCGCGCACTTGGAGGCGCTGGCGGATGGGCGGCTGACGCGATTGATTATCAACTGCCCGCCGGGGTTCTCGAAGTCGTTGGTTTCGTCGGTGTTTTTCCCGGCGTGGCTGTGGGGGCCGCGTGGTAGGCCATCGACGAGGATCATCAATGCGTCGTATTCGCAGGGGCTGACCGAGCGCGACAACGTGAGGTTTTTGCAGGTGCTCACGAGCCCGTTGTATCGGGAGATGTGGGGGGACCAGTTTACGGTGAGCGAGAGCCGGATCAAGTGCTCGAACAGCCGGACCGGGTGGAAGTTCGCGACATCGATCGGCGGCATTGGGACTGGCGAGCGTGGTGATCTGCTGATTATTGACGACCCGAACAACATCATGGACGTGGAGTCTGAGGCGGTTCGGGGTGCGGCGAAGCGGTGGTTGTTGGAGGTCATGCCGACGCGCCTGAACAATGCGAGCAAGAGCGCGATTTTGGTGATCCAGCAGCGGGCGCATGAGGAGGACGCGACGGGGGTTTTGCTGGAGTCGGAGCGGACGGAGTGGTGTCACTTCTGCGTGCCGATGAGGTATGACCCGCAGCGTCACTGCCGCACGTCGATTGGGTGGGAAGACCCTCGGACGGAGGAGGGGGAGCTTGCGTGGCCGGAGCGGTTTCCGCTGGCGGTGGTTGAGCGGGATGAGGAGATGCTGGGGCCGTATGGCACCAGTGGGCAGTTTCAGCAGCTACCGACGCCGCGGGGCGGGGGGATCATCCCGGTTGAGTTGTGGCAGCTTTGGCCGCCGGAGGATGACGGGAGCGGGGAGGGTTGGGAGACGAAGCGGGGGGCGGATGGGGTGCCGATTGTGGATCAGTATGGGCGTCCGATTAGGGTGATGGTTTACCCGGACTTCGTTTATACGTTGGTTTCGTGCGACACGGCGATGACCGAGAAGGAGGAGAACGACTGGTCGGCCTGCACGGTGTGGGGGATTTTCGAGGACAAGGGCGGCAATTTGCGGGTGATGTTGGTTGAGGCGTGGCGGGCGCGGGATAAGTTGCATGCGATCGTGCGGCGGCTGATTGAGACCTGCAAACGGCGGCAAGCGGAGATTCTGCTGATCGAGGACAAGGCGAACGGCCACGCGGTCGCGGACGAGGTAAAGCGCCTGATGGCGGATGGCGAATTCACGGTTCGGCTATGGAACGGGAAGATGCAGGACAAGGCGGCGCGCTTGCAAGCGGTTGAGCCTTTGTTTTTTGGTGGAATCGTGTATGCTCCGGCGCGGCGCTGGGCGCGGATGGTGATAGACGAGGTTGCGGCGGTCCCGAAGGGGAAGAGCGACGACCTCGCTGACACGGTATCCCAGGCGCTCCTGTATTTGCGGAGGGTTGGGATGGCGCGCCTGACGACCGAGAAATCCGAGGCTGCCCGTGGGTATGTTTCTGAGCAAAATCAGGTGCGGGTGGCGGAAAGGTATGGCCTTGCGTAATTGCGGCAATCGTCGGTGAGCGAGATTTTGACATCTGCGGGCTATCAGGCCCGCGATGGCACCGGCATGGGCGAGATGCCGGTTACGCCCGAGGCGCCTTTTACTTCGGTTCCGATGGAGGTTTCGATCGATGATGACGGCGGCGTTACCGTCGCGCCGCTGCTGCCGCAAGCATCACGCGCGGCTTCGGACGACTTTGATCGGAACCTTGCGCGTGAGATGGACGAGGGGTTGCTCTCGGCGCTGGGGGGAGACCTGATCCAAGGCATCGAGGCCGACCTTGAGAGCCGGCGTGAGTGGATCGACAACTGGACGAAGGGGATGCCGCTCCTTGGGACCAAGATCGAGGAGATGAGCGGCACCAAGACGAACAAGCGTAACATCTCGTCGTTGGTGCATCCTTTGCTGTTGGAGGCGATCGTCAAGGCGCAAGGTGCGGCGCGGGCGGAGCTTCTGCCGGCGGCGGGCCCGGTCAAGGTGAGGCTGCGAGGAAATAATACCGAGGCGCAAGACGATCTCGCGCAATCCCTAGAAAACGATATGAATAATTACCTAACGACGGTTGCGCGGGAGTATTACCCGGACACCGATCGCGGGTTGTTCTCTTTATTCTATGGCGGCAACTGGTTTCGTAAGGTCTATATGTGTCCGTTGCGGCGCAGGCCGGTTTGCGAGTCTATCGATGTGTCGGATTTGATTGTCTCGCAGGACGCGGTTGACATAGACAATGCTATGAGGGTGACGCACAGGGCGATGATTTCGCCGACGCTGATGCGGCGCATGCAGATATTTGGGGATTGGCTGGACATTACGCTGGGGACGCCGACGCCGGACGAGACGGAGTCAGGGCGGGCGAAGCGCGAGCTGACCGGCGAGCGGAACATGTCGCTGCGGCCCGAGGATCAATCGTTCACGATCTACGAGACGACGACCGACATTGACCCTGAGGAGCTTGGGTTCAACGAGCCCGATGCGCCGCCTGGGCTGCCGCTGCCGTATGTGGTCACGATCGAGAAGGATAGCCGGTCGGTTCTTTGCATCCGGCGCGGCTGGCGGCAGGGCGATGATAGGTTCGTCCGGCGGCAGCGGTTCGTTCATTATGGGATGGTGCCGAGCTTTGGGTTCCTGTGCCTTGGCTATGTCCACCTACTCGGGAACAGCACGCGCGCTCTGACGGCGGCGTGGCGGCTGTTGTGCGATGCGGGGATGTTCTCGAATTTTCCCGGTGGCGTGAAGTTGCGAGGGACTCGAACATCGACGAACGAGGTCGCGCCGACGCCGGGCGAGTGGGTGGATGTCGATGGGCAGGGGGTGGATGATCTTCGGAAGATCATGATGCCGATGCCCTACAAAGACCCCTCGATGGTGTTCGTGGAGTTCATGGCCCAGGTCGCGCAGGCGGCGAAGGAGATGGGCGGCACGGTGAACCTCGCGACCGGCGAGGGGAGGACGAACATTCCGGTTGGCACAATGATGGCGATGGTTGAGCAGGCGACCCAGGTGGGGGCGATCGTCCACAAGCGGTTGCACACCAGCCAGGCGCGTGAGTTCGAGCTTTTGAAGGAAGTCATCGCGGAGAACCCGGACGCCTTGGCGGCGGCGATCCCGCGGCCTGACCTGCGTTGGCGCGGGAAGCTGGAGTTCGATGACATCGACCTGATCCCGGCAAGTGACCCGAACGTGCCAAGCCAGACCCACCGCGTCATGCTTGCGACGGCGCTGGTGCAGATCGCGGCGGAGAACCCGGACATCTATGACAAGCTGGCGGTCCATGAGCGGGCGTGGCGGACGGTTGGCGTGAACGACACGAAGGCGTTTCTTCATCCGCAGCCGCCGCCAGGGCCGCAACAGCCTGATCCCGCTGCCGCAATGGCTTCGCAGGCGCAGCAGATCAAGGCGCAGGCCGACCTGCTCAAGGCGCAGACCGACGCGGCGGACAGCCGACGCAAGGCGGCGACAGAAGCGGTTGAGACGCACGCCAAGATGCAGAAGGCGCAGACCGACCAGCAAACGGCGGCGGCACAAGCGGCGGCGAAGGAGCGGCTGGCGTTCATTGAGCAGGAAACCGAGCGTATGCGCTTGCAGTCGGAGATGACGAGAGCGCAGGCGCAAGCCGCAGCGGCAGCGGCGAAGACGATGGGGCCGCCCTCACCTCAGCCAGGAGTCATATAATGCACATCGACCGAACCAAGCGCGGCAAGGACATGCTGGAGAAGTGCGGCTACGCCCGAGGCGGCTTGGCCCGTCACCCTGACGCGGCGCAAGACAAGGCGCTCATCGGCGAGATGATCCATAAGGCCGAGCGTGAGAAGGGCGAGACGCCGACGAAGTTCGCGCGGGGTGGTGCACCGCGGAACAAGGCTGGGCGGCATGTGACCAACGTCATCATCGCGCCGCAAGGGCCGCGTGTGGCGCCTCCTGCCGCCGGGGCGCCTGTTGTGCCGCGCCCACCGGCTGCGCCGGCGGCGATGGCCGCGCCTCCCATGCGTGGGGGTGCTCCGATGGCACCGCCGATGCGGCGCGGTGGCCGGGCGCGTGGATGCTGAAACGGGACGACATAACGACCTACGCCGACGCCCATCCAGGGTTCTGGGGGGCGTTGGCGCGCCGGCTGGTGGACAGATACAACCAAGAGGCGGTTTTGATTCTGAAGGTTCCGGCGGATACGTTGCAACGGCATCATTATCGGCTGGGGTTCCTGCACGGGCTCCAGTGGATCATCGACGAGGCTGAAAACATGGGGCGCGAGGCCGAGCGGCCTGCGTCGAACGAGAGAGAGGGCGAATAGGCGATGGCGACGCCATTGGTTGCGATTCACGAGGTTGACCCGAAGCAGGCGATTTTCAACCTGGTTTCGGACTCGGTAAAGAAGCTCAAGGTCATGGGCTCCCGCGTCCTGGTCTCGGTTTACGTCAGGCCGCAAGAGATCAAGCTGGGAAACTCCAAGCTTCTGCTGCCGGACGTGGTACGCGACGAGGACCGTTATCAGGGAAAGGTCGGGCTTGTCTTGGCGCTTGGCCCTCTCGCGTTCCAAGAGGACTCGACGCATCGGTTCGGCGACCGCATCCCTGAGGTCGGCGATTGGGTTCAGTTTCGTGTTCCTGAATCGTTCCCGTTCGAACTTCTGACCTCGGACGGGAAATCGGATAAGTCGCGCGCGCGCTACATCGAGGACGTGGACATCTGGGCAATCCTGGATGATCCCGATATCGTCTATTGAGGGCGCCATGGCGTTATCTCTCAAACAGCATATCGAGGCTTGCGCGCGTCACGGCATGAACGGCGTGACGGCAGGCTCGCGCCCGCACAGCGCGGCATATGCGGCATTGGTGGCGGACCTCAAGGCGGATGCTACCCTGAGGGCCAGAGCGCAGGCCGAGATTGACGCGATGGACCCGCGCGTCCTGATGAAGAGTCATGTGGCGCGGTGGACGAAAGCGTTGCTTGAAAACGCATTGCAAGGAGTGCCGCTACCATGAGCGGATCACGAGACGGCGAATTTGTCATCGAGTTCGAGGACGACCCGGAAGGCGCGCCGCCAGCGGCAGCCCCCAAGGCCGAGCAGGAACCGGACCAGCCGGAGCCGGTATCGCAAGAGGATTTGCGGGCTCTCTTGGATCGCGGCAAGAAGCAACTGGAGTCCGAGCGCGAGGCCAGGGAGAGGGCGGAGGCCCGCGCCGCGGAACTGGAACGCGCTGCTCAGGAAGCCCAAGGCGCTCTGCGAACCCAGACCGGCGCGCGCTACCAGGCCGAGGAGTCGGCGATTGACGTTGCCATCTCGGCTGCCGAGCGAGAGGCGGACGCGCTGGTTGCCCAGATTGGCCAGCTTCAGGCGGAGGGCAATTTCGCTGAGGCGGCCAAGATGCAGCGCGCCTTGGCGCGGGCGGAAGCCAATGCGGCGGCGCTTGCGGAAAGAAAGGCGTCCTTGGCGACGGCCCGGCTATCAGCGACGACAGAGACGCCGCCTACGCAGGCGCCGAGGCAAGATGCGGCGCCCCAGATCGACCTGACTCGCTACAGCGTCCCGCAGCGAAAATGGATCAGGGAGCATCCTGAATACCTCGAAGACGAGAAGCTGCGAACCAGGCTGGCCGGCGCGCACTTTCTGGCGGTATCCGAGGGTTGCGAGATCGACAGCCCTGAGTATTTCGCCGTGCTGGAAAATGCCTATGAGAAGCACTTCTCTGGCGCCTCCTCAGGCGCAGCAAGACAAGCGCAGCCCGAACCGACAACCGTCAGACAAGGAGCCCCGGCAATGCCCGTGACCCGCCGCGCGCCCGACGCATCGCCGCCGGCGCGCAATGTAATCCGCCTGACCCCCGACGAGCGCGAGCACGCTGACATCACGATGCCCGACATTCCCGAACAGGACTATCGGGACGAGAAGGGCAACCTCGTGCCTGGCCGCTATCGCCAGTATCACGAGAATAAGCAACGGCTTATCAGACAGGGGCGGCTCCCTGGGAGGGTTGCATGAGCGACGATGTGAACAAGGCGCGCGGAACCCAGAGAAGCGAGCAGCGCATGATCCAGCGCACGCCCAGCGGGAGGCTAAAGCTGCAAACCTCCGAGAACATGTATGCGCTTGATCTGTCCAAGAAGCCGCCGGATATGGATTACAACTGGAAGGCCGAGACGATCAACGGCCAGGAGAACACCCAGAACCTCGTCAACTATGAGGCGAACGGATGGACGCCGGTGCCGGCGAGCCGACACCCCGAGCGGGCGGGGCGGCGGGCGAAGGCGGACGATGTGATACGGGTTGGCGGTCAAATCCTGATGGAAAGGCCCAAGGAGATCAGCGAGGAGTCCAAGGACATCGATCGCCATCGGGCCAACCAGCAGGTGCAATCGCAAGTGCAGAAAATTCGCGGCGCCGGAATCGGTCGCGGTATCCAGACCACCTATGAGAGACTTGGGCCGGTCCAAGAGGACTAAACCGCGAACGATCCTCTTGCGTCATAGTTTGATACGTGCTTATCATGCCGCGCTTTGGTCAGATGAACCGAAGCGCGGCTTTTCTTTAAGTCGATCGGGGCTGATGGCTCCACGTTCCGCCAGCGGTGATCGCGGCGGCCCACTTACCGGCTGATGGCTGGGAAAGAGGCGACGGTGCTCATGCACCGCCAACGCGGAGAGTTTCATGGCGAACATCCTCGCCCCCGGCGGTTTCAGCAATTCGAGATTGCTGAAAGGCAGCGCGCCCAACTACGCGACGCGCGACGCCTATATCGCGTATAACTACGGGACCAAGATCGCTTACGGCGATCCCGTGTTTCTCAACTCGTCCGGCAATATCCAGCTTTACGTCAAGGGCGGGACGACGATTCACGGTATTTTCCGGGGTTGCAATTACCTCGACCCGTCCAGCCGGCGCGTCCAATGGTATAATTCCTGGATGGCGCCAGGCGGCGTTGCTTCGACCACCGTCGTCGAGGCCAAGGTCGATATTGATCCCGACATGGTGTTCATCTGCCAAGTCTCCGGCGGTCCGGTGACGCAGGCCGATGTCGGTCTCAACATCGACATTCTCGCCAATTCCAGCGGCAACCCGACCTATGCCGGCATGAGCGTGTGCGCGCTCGACGCCGCCACAATCGCGAGCACGGCCACCCTGCCGTTCCGCATCGTCGGTCTGGTGGGCGAGCCCGGCTTTGTCGTGGGTTACAACCCGGCGGCGGCGAACAATCTGGTGCAGGTCGTGATGAATACCAGCGACATCACCACGCGAACCGGCCAGTCGTAAGGAGCAAGCCAGATGGCTATCAACAGAAGTCAACTCCCGGCCCTGCTCCTTCCTGGTCTAGCAGGGCTGGAATGGAAATACCCGCTTCTCCCGACGCGCTACAAAGAATTTATGGCGGTCGGCACGTCGAAGATGGCCTTGGAACGCTACGTCGAAATGGCGCCGACTGGCCTCGCCCAACTCAAGGCGGAAGGTGGCGCGACGGTATTCGATAACACTCCCGGCGAGCGGTTCACCTACAATATCGAGCATCGATCCATCGGCCTCGGCTTCGCGATCACCCGCGAGGCGCTGGACGACAATCTCTACAAGGACAGCTTCAACCCGCAGGCGATGGGGCTTTTGCAGAGCTTCAACCAGACGCGGGAGATTTTCGCCGCAAACGTCCTCAATACGGCGCAGACCTACAACTCGTTGATCGGCGCTGACGGCGTGCCGCTTTGCGCAACCAACCATCCGATCGACAATGGCTCCTACGCGAACACGTTTGAGGTTCCGCTGGATCTAAACGAGTCGGCGATCGAAGCGACGCTGACGGCGATCCGGCTGCTGCCTGACCAGAAGGGCATCATCCAGAACTTCCGCGGTCGCAAGCTGATCGTGCCGGCGGCGTTGGAGTGGACTGCCGATCGCTTGCTGCGTTCGCAATATCGCACCGGCACCGCCGACAACGACATCTCGGCGATCTACGGACGGGCTCTCCCCGAGGGCTACGCGGTCAATG